GCACGCCATACCAAATGACTTGAACCTGAAGTTAAACCTAATTGACCATTGATAGTTCCTGCTGATGAATTAGTATGTGCTGTTTGATCTGAGTGTAAAACAGCATTATTAGTCGATAAATATCTAAGACCATCAATTAGTATACCAGTTGAATTAGCTTTTATGGTATGTAATACTGTTCCACCCCAAACGCCATCTTCAGTAAATTTAATTATCCCGTCAGATATTTCAATATCATTATTAGTTTCGGACGCATCAATAACTAATAACTCACCACTAAATGTACCAGTGGCAGCAGCTAAGGCTCCTCTAAAAGTACCACTTTTAAATTCAACGTCACCACTATCTAATATTCTCCAACCAGTACCAGTAGGTCCTGTAACAAAATTACCACTTTGTAAACTTACTGAAGACCATTCACTGCCTGTCCAAACTTGTTGTAAGTTATCGTTATTTGTATCAATCCATATATCACCTTCACGTGGTGAACTTGGTGTGTCATCTTGTCTATAGGTAGTTACTTTTGCCACCGCTTCTGATTGAGCTGTTTCCGCAGCAGACTGTGCAGTAGCTATGGTTGTGTCACGCACTGTAACCCAAGCTGAACCACTCCACCTGTACAACTTATTTCCATCATTAGTATCAACCCATAAATCACCAGTGCCCTCTGCTGTTGGTGCAGTGTCAGCATAAAATGTAACTATCTTACCATCTGCTGTATCTTGTGCATTAACTATAGCTGTGTCCTGCACATCAACCCAATTAGCACCATTATAGCGATACATTTTATTTCCATCATTAGTATCAACCCACATGTCACCAACAGTTCCTGCACCTGGCTCTGCATCTTGATAATAAGAAACAATCTTACCATCTGCTGTAGCCTGTGCTACTGATATAGCATCATCTTGAACATCAATCCAACTAGTTCCATTCCAACGATATAACTTATTTCCATCATTAGTATCGGTCCACAAATCTCCTATAGCTATTGCAGTAGGTTCGACATCCTGTGAAAAAGTAGTAACCTTACTTTCTACTTCAGTTGTTGTTGGAATAGCTTCACCATCTGTACCAGTACTTCCTGAGCCAATAACAATAGTACCATTTAATAATAATTCAGATCCTGTTCGATTAGCATCAAAGTCAAATACTTTTGTACCGTCTTGCTTTCTTCTTATCTGTGTACCATAATCTAAACTACTTTCAGATATAAAGTTTCCATCATCATCTTTAGCTTTACTATTTATAGCACTTGCCTCTAATAAATTAGCTGTTACAGTTCCGTCAATTATTACTCTATTAGCATCTAATATTATCCTAGATCCAGCCACTTGTATTTCTGCACTAAAAGTAGTTGCTATTGCAAGTTCACTCATAACGAAGTAATTATTCCCTAAAAATGCAACTGTTGTACCTAAAGGAACACTATCATGATAAACATTATCTCTTTTAGCCATTTGACTTAAAGCTTCTGCTGTAACACCGGTTACTGTATTACTGTCTATTGTAATGTCACCTACTATTAGAAATTCATTAGGTGATGCTTCTAAATAACCATTTACTATTGCACTATTTCTTAATCCACTATAAATATTACTACTATCAAGTAAAGAAATGAATGCAACATTCCCGTCAGCATCAGTGTAAACAGAAGAAGCTGTTGAAAAGGTAGGTTCTCCATCAGTAGTTGCATCATAAATATCTTTTTTATATACATTTAGGTAATCATCATAATTAATGTAATAAACATTAGTATTATCCCCAGTAGAAAATGATAAATCTCCTGCTGGTACTTCTCCTATTTTATCACCTGCTACATCATCACCAGTACTATCAGTAGTATAAAGTTTAGATCCATCAGCTATGTTTGCATATACAATGCTAAAACTATCTATAGCGTCATAATTATATATAGGAAATGTTGTTACTTGTGTTCCGTCATCTGCATCTGTAATAAGTCCTCTATAAAGATAACCTTCAACAGAAAGGTATAGAAATTCATCACTACCAATGTAAACAGGCTTATATCCTGCTGTAGCTGTAACTGCCGTTCCTGTAGCTGAGGTTGTAATGTCTTTTAAATAAACTCTATCATCATCTTCTCTATTTACATAAATTATCCTTGAGTTTCCCGAAACGTCTACATCAGCAGGATAAGGATTTATAGCAAATACAGTTCCAATAACTTCTCCTGCAAAACTATCTGTTTTTCTAGACTTGTATAATAACCCGCTATCTTTTTCTACATACACAATTCTACCATCTGAAACTATACAAAGTTCAGAAGCAGAATCACCAATACTAAATGCAGCAGGTCTACTTGCTGTTAAGGCTAACCCTGCTTTTTCTATATTCCCTGCATTGATAGCACTTTGAGCTGATAGATCTATTACAGTATTTTCAGTATTATAAAGAGTTCTTATTATTACTTCAGGAGTACCCTCAGAAGGTACACTTATTTGAGGATTATATTTTTGTATTACACCTGTATCACAATCAAAAACATCTTCAGCATACTCTACACAATTAAGTGTTGCAGATAAATCATCTCCAGGTGTAATCGAGGTTATGATAACATCAAGTGTTTCCTCACCTAATTCACCAAAAGAAAATAAATCTGCTGTATTTAAGTCAGTAAGCCCTGAGATGGGTGTTACAAACTCTACTTCATTTGAAAATGCAACAGGGTTAGTTACTTCTTTAGTTAATACTGTACCGTCATCTAAACGAATAACTACACCATAAGCTTTTCCACTTTCATAGTTTAAGTATTCATCTGATTCAAACCCTGTAATATCAGTAGTGTCATCAAATATTTCTTTAGTTCTTCCTTGATATAAGCCTAATAGCGCAGCATCACTAGTTATTTTAACGCGATCACCACGAGTGCACACAATGTTTTCTACATCGGCTTCAAATTTGTACGCTTCAGGTCTTAGTCTGTTCACTGCTAATAAATACTTAGCATGTTTCCATGCTTGCTCGGAGTTTGTAACACCAAATAAGTTTATAGATAATGGTCTTGAATCATCAGGAGTCGCTTCATCATAATACACTTCTCTTTCAGCAGGAACATAACCGGAATCACTATCAATAAACTGCATTTTTAATACAGTAGGATTTTCTGTAAAGGCTTTACTTCCTAAGAATCCCCAACTATTCCTTGGAGTAAACATCTGCACTATAGTAGATTTTGCATTATCAATAACTACAGAATATTTATTATCTATATGTAACCAGCTTGCTCTTCCAGTAAGCATTATACTATTGAGAATATCACCAATAACTATATCACCATTTATAACAGCATTACATTCAAACTCTTTATCATCACAAAATGTATACCATGCTTCTAAAGCTGACCAATCTATTTGATCATTTGTAACAGGATGGGGGTTTATTTTAGCATCTTGTAGAACGTACCTAAACATAGATGCAGGATTTGCTGTAGCTACTGAAGACGCCCAATGTGCTGCACCTGATGCCACTCCATCCCATACTGTAGTGTGTAACTGACCTATGAAGTTAAGTTGATCTATAACACCATTAAGTTGATTTGTTGCTGTTATACCCATAGAAACAGTTGTTAATTGATCTTGAATAGCAGCTATAATTGGTCTAGTTTCAGGAGGATTTATATCATCAAATGTTCCAGTATAACTCTTAAGTGTATCAAAGTAAACTTCTTCATGGTAACTAGCACTATTTATACTTACTTCTTTAACTGCTTTCCAGACCATAACATCGTACTGTCTACTGGCATTATAGTCTGCTCCAGATACTAAATCATTATCTAACTCTTTTTCAAATTCCCATCTTATTACATCTGGACTTGCTCCTGAGAATCTTTTTGTTTCCCAAGCGTTCCAGTTTGCTCCTGGATCTTGTCCCTCGATGTAATTTCTATAATACATTTTTACTGTAACGTAATGTGTTCTAGCATCATTATTTTCTGGATCATAATAAACTATTCCAGCAGGAAAGTTTACAGAAACCGCTAATTTTTTTGTATTAGTAGAGGTACTTCTTATTATATCTGCAGGTGCACCATCATAGGGAAAATCAAGTACTAATCCAACATTAGCAGTTACAACACGCTCTGGGTAGTATGTATGTAAAGCAGAATTTTTTACTATATCATAGGTGTCAAAAGAAGTACCATCATCGTTAGTATAAGAAGATAACAAAGTGTTTCCTATTTTCATAGTATCTTCATCTATAACTATGTCTTCATAACCTGCACAAAACAATTGATGAAGAACTTGATTCTCTCCACTACTATCAACGTAAGAAAGAGCTGCATTATCAGGAGTCATCAAATGCTTACCTAACAATATAGGAATCATTCCACCAAGTCTTGTTTGATTTCTACCACCTTTTATTGCTGGTATCTGATCAGGCTGTTCTATCCCTGCCATATCTGGTATTGGCATCCAATATTGAACCCAACCACCTACAAATAAAGAAGCTCCAGTACCAATTGTACCAGAAATTATAGCTCCTAATAATGGGCTAGTTGCACCTTCAGTAGCTATAGTTAGTATAACTCCTAATGCAATTAAAAGACCACCACCTATTTTAGATGCAACAGAAGCATCCGATGTTGTACCGCCAGCAGGAACCATTTTAATAATTACATGATCGGAGCTAGGAATAGTATCATAATTAAGAGGATTTATTTTAATATCATTGTCAAATATAACAGCGTGATTTATTGATAATGGTGTATCAGCATACTTATCAAAAAGTATTTGAAATGTTTCTAGTTCTACACTTAAATCAGTCCTATCAATTTTAAATGGATTTGGAACCACACTTAGTTTTATTTTTGTATTTAAGCTCATAGTATCCTTCCAACCTACCCTTTAATCGTTTTCCATCTACAGATTCTAAAGCAGAATCTGACCCTCTTAATATATGCAGTATCTTATTATTAGATATGTAAATACCCATGTGGCTTGACGTTCCTCTAAACTTAAGTAAAGCTACATCACCAAACAAAGGTGTATTTGTTTTACCCCCTATTAAAAGAGGAATATTTAAATTCATTTGCCTTTCTACTTCTTTTACATCTTCGTGAGGATCATACTCTTTAAACATAGGTAATACTAATCCAAACTCTTCATGTATAAAAAGGTGTACTAAACCATAACAATCGGCACCATCAAAGTCATACCCTTTACTTTTATAAGGAATTCCTATATATTTATTTATGTCTATCATCCATATAATCCTGGAAAAGTTGTATTCTTATAACGAACTGTACCTATATTGTCTCTAAGGTAACTATCATAAATAAGATCACCAGAAATAGTTTTCCTATCATATGTTATATTTCTAAGTTTTAAAGACCATGGACCATATTCTACTGTATCTGGAGTATCCGCTAATATTATACTAGCAGTAACATCAGCAGCATCAGTTATTAGTCTAATAGATTCAATAACAGATCTATCAACATTACCTATTACTAACTTGCTATTACTTATTACGCCATCTTCTTGAGCAGGAGGTGTGAACTTAAAAGCAGTAGCTAAATATAATTCACTATCTGAGGTTATGTTTTCATTATTATTAACAACCCTAATAGGATCATCTAATATATCATGATCTATTACTAATAGAGCAAGAAACACCTCATCTGTTTGTGGAGCATTAATTGCTGTTCTTGCTGCATTTGATACTTCTCTCATCTATATTCTCCATGATCTATTAAGGTAATTTCTCTAAGTTTAAAGTGACACGCCAATCTAGCGTCCCACCATCAGGAACAACAGTATAAGGTGTTGTTTTAGAATTTATTTTAAATCTTACTTCTATCGTAGTAAGTAAATTAAAAGGATTAGGAAAATCAAATGTTAAAACCCCATAACCTAATGTAGTCTCAAAAAAAGTTTCAAATGTTCCTAACTGAGTAGATGTAAATACCATTTCCCCAGAATAATCTTTTGAAATTGCTGTAAAAAGTTTTCTAACTTTAGCCGGTCCTGAATCCATGTCAGTTCTTAATAAGTTCCCTTGAGGAGAGTAACTAAAAGAATCTTGTAAAAAAGAATCAGGAAGTGATGCTGGCCATGTTGCTGCCATTATACCACCTCCTTATATAGATCAAACATTTCATTTATAGCTTTCATTATGCTGACACTCCTTGAACCCTAGATCCATATCTACTACTCATTGCTTTATCATATTTACCAGAAGAAAGGTGATTATTAACTACCTTACCAATTATAATTTCTATTTGTTTACCACCTGATGTATCTGTTTCTTTTGTCTCTACGGGTTCACTAGAATTATTAACTACATTTACTGTAACATAAGCATTGCCACCACCTGAACCAGATGCATCTACACCTAGATTTCCATTTGGTGCTCTTGATAATGGTAATATTGCTTCAGCTCCTGCTTCACCCATAACACCTAATTTACCACCAAAGGCAAATGGAGTAGCTTCTTTAACTATTGTATTAGTAAATGAACCACCAGAAGCGAATGGAATTATATTATCTCCGCTAAAGGCATTACCTGTTGCATTTTCTGTAGGCTCAGTTCCTAATAAGCCAGATACAAAAGAAGATGTAAGTCCAGCAGCTAAAAATCCCCAACCTGCTTTATCCCCATCTGAAAGCATGTTAAGTCCAACTTGAATAAATAAAGATGGTAACATATCTAAAATTGCTTTAGTCTGTTCATACATAGAGGCTCTAAACTCTTCACTTGTAACAACACCATCAGAAAGAGCTTCACCAAAATTCTTAAATGCATCAGTAGTGAGACCTATACCGGTATTAAGAAGTGCAATCCCTATTTCAGAAAGAGCCATTGCAATTTTAGGTGCCTTTAATATAAGTTCATCCATGGAGTAGAAAAGCTCTCTTTTCATAGTATCTGTAAAATCTCCCATTGAAGCTTTAGTTGCATCAAAAAGATCTGCAATAGGTGTAAAAGCAGCTACTAAAGATTTAAGAAAAGCTATTAATGCAGGGTCAACATTGTCCATATTCAATGCACTCTCTAAAGCAGCTTGTGCTAAATCAGCTTTATCTCCTAGTGCTTCTAGCGAATCAGTTGGTAATCCTAATGCAACGTTCAACTCATCTACTGCTTCTATATCCTCTTGTAAAGTGGCTACTAAAGCATTTTCTGTAAAAAAGGCTACATCTTCATTTAAAGAAGTAAATGTAGCAGTTAGAGATTTCATAACATCATCATAACTTTTTACATCATCTATCCCTAAGAGTTTAAATATTTTTTGATCTTTTATATCTGAAGCAGTTATATCTACTAATTCTCTTATTACAGCTTGTACCCTGTCACGTTGTTCTTCAACTACAGAAAGAGGATCAAAATATTCCCCAAAATATTCAGCAAATTTCTGTTCATTTTCAAATTCTTGTTCCAAAGCTTTTAAAAAAGCTCGCCCTGCTTTTTCACCTTGCTTTTTACCTGTATAGGCGTAAGATAAAAAGTTTCCCTTTTCATCTAATACCTTCTCTATTGAAGCAAAGCTAGAAATTGCAACTCCTGTAACGTCTCTGAACCATTCTTGCCATGATTTTAATCCTTTACTCCCATTTAATACTGTTGCCGTTTCTGAACTATCTTCTATTGTATTTATAAAATCACTTAGTTGTACTTCTATAGCAGAAAACATAACACCAAAGTCAATTTCAAAGGCTTCAATTCCTAACGTAGCCGCTTTTTTATTTATGTCATCTATTAGTTCACCTTGTTCTGTTTTTAATTCTTTAATTAATGCAAGATAATTTTCTTTTCTTTTAGCAATAATTAAATCTCTTTCAGCTAAACTAGCTTCGAAGTTAAAGGGATCAATAGTGTAAGATGCTTCTATATCTTCTTTAGCATTACTAAACCCTTCTACTGCTTTTTCTACTTTGTCTTCTAAAGCATCAAATGCAGCTACATCAAATGAAAATAGATCCCTTCCGGTAGCAGCC